GACATGTGCCGACAACAGGTTGGTGGGATAACGCGCAGGCTGTTCCCATCGCCAACGTTGAGGGTGGTGTTGTCAATTACACTAAGAACGGCCCGACGCACCCTAACTCTCCTGAAACATCGAACAAGCCCTACGCGTTCGCAGGGTTTGGAAGTAACCCTGACAACATCTTCCAGAAGTACTGGATGACGGATCGCTTTGAGACTTCGATTAACTCGGAGTTCTTCATTGGCGGTGTGTTGAACATTGCGGCAGGGTTCCCGAACGCTACATGGCACGTGACCGCGCCCGACACCGTATTGTTGGCATATCGTATCGGTGAGATGCGTCGTATCGACATCATGGTTGGTACGGGTCAGATGTGGTTGAGGTTTGTGAACGAGAACAATGGGTTTTCGAACACTACACCGAAGCTTAACATTGCTACGGGTGTCGATAACGTTGAGTTCTTCGCGCATTTGGATGCCTCTACGGGAAGTGGAACGCGCGCGTACATGCGTGTCGGCGCCAATTCACATCCAGGATGGCAGTACATTTCCAATGGATATGCCCCGCCGAACAACTATGACCCTCTGACAGGTCTCCTACAGATCAACCGTAACATGTCGCTAAGCGATGTGTGCGTGTCTGTAAACTATTGCCCTGGTGGCGCTGAGACTGCCGCTAACAACGAACTTCCTTTATGGCGCGTCCCGAAGTACGCCGCTGCCCTTGACCCTGGCATCAACCGCTTTTCATTTGTGCCTGATGGTATCACGGGTAAGGACGCTTGGGATGTCATCACGTCAATTGCGGGCGCCGAGTTTGGTAGTGTGTTTTGGGACGAGGGTGGTGTGTTCCACTTCTGGAACTACAACACCATCAAGGCGCGTCAGAGCACAATCGTTCGAACACTTGACATCGATCAAATCGCTGATCTGAAGATCACCAACTCACTTGATAGCGTGCGCAACGCGCTGTCGGTGCAGTTGAAGAAGCGTCAGGCCGCGTCACAAATCAACGTTTACAAGAGCAATAGTGTCGATCAGTTCTATTGCCCTGGTGGAGCGATTGTTTATTATGACGTGCAGGTCGATGACATTCAGTTCATGGAGCCACGCTTCCTTCAGAGGTACACAAAGTTCCCCACAGGAACCCCCGCCGGAGATACTTTCCCTCAGTGGAATGAGTGGGCGTTCCATGGTTATGTGTTGCAGTTGCTTTACGGTGATGGATGGCGTGAGCCTAACTTCAACAACGTAAAGGTGGATGTGGCCGCGTGGTATACGCGTGATGGGATCATGCGCGTGCGTATCTTCAACCCGTGGGCTGAGACGGCGCGCTTGGCCGTATCAAATTCGCCAACTGTAGGTAACGCTGATTCCACTCCAGCATGTTGGATTGGTGGTACAGCGATTAACGATCAGGCCACGCTGGGTATTACGTCACGTGACAATGCTAGTATCACAAAGTACGGGCAGAGGAATTATGTGGCGCAGGGTGATTGGTATCAGGAGTATTACAACTCGAATGGGTTGGCGTCAGTTTTGTTGGCGCGTACAACGAAGCCAATTCCCACAACAGATCAAATCACCATGGCGGGCGACCCGCGTTTGCAGCTTGGTGACACGATCGCCTTGAATGACAGTGATGGATTGGGGGAGAAGCTGCGAGCCCAGATCACGGGAATCAATCGTAAGTTCTCAAAGAACAATGGGTTGACAGATGTACTCACCGTAGAGCTTCTACGTCCTGCGGGCTTGGGTATTTGGGATTCGTCTCAGTATGGACGCTGGGACCAGAGTTTGATTTGGAACTGATGATATGGCTATCGTAGCTATGACTCCGGCCGTGGCAGGTAACGTAGCCTTGGCCGCGGAGTACAATAAGCTCATCACCAACATCACTGACCTTGATTCACGCACGACGGCCGTTGAGGCGGCTGTTGGTGGTGGTACGGGGGAGGTGCCCCGTAAGGGTGGAGAGTGGTCGTTCGGCGCTTCTACGCAGAGTGTGGGCGCCGCGAACACATTGTTGACACAGTGGGCTGCTGTTGGAACGCCGTCAGGTGTTACGCACAGTGCTGGTGTGTTTACAGTTACCGAAGCGGGGCTGTATGTGATCAATGCATCGTATCGTGCCGCTGGTGCCGATAAGTGGATTTGGATTTGTGGAACGGCACTGACGGGTGATACGTGGTTTAAGAACAGTAGCACGTCATTCAACGTTGGTGTCTCGGGCGTTCGTCGTCTAACAGCGGGTCAGCAGATTCGAATTGGTGCGTTCATCACCACTACTCAGACTGTTCAGCGTGAAACAGCGGGAGACTTTTGCCCTGGTGTAACAATCTACAAGATCGGTAACTGACGTCAGGAGTTTGCGATGGATTTCACCGCAATCCTTGGCGCGTTGCCTACCCTTGGACCGATTGGGCTTGTGCTGCTCATCCTCACTTATGTTGGTAAGCAGTGGTTGAGCAGCGACAAGCGATATCAAGCGGAAATTGAGCGCCTTAACAGGGCGCACGAAGCCGAGTTGGTCAGGATCAACAAGGCGCATGATGAAGAGATTAAGGAATTCCGTGAGGATATTCGTCAACTAAAGGCTGAGATTATTGAGTTGCGTCTAGACCTTGCGACTGAACGAAGCGAGCGTATGCGTGCTCAGGAAGAGGCGCATCGTATCCGATTGCAGTCGGGGACTGATTTGTAATGCCAACATATATCGCACGACAGAAGCGCACGAGGGTAGTTTATGTAGTCTTGTTGTGTGTGGCTATCGCTATGTCGACATGGGCTGTGTACAACCAAGTGCATAGTGATAGTACGTCGGCGCAATTTGCCGATCAAATTACGGAATTTTGTAACGAAAACCCTGCGTATTCAAACGAGCACTTTAATTGCCAGCAGGCTAAGTCCGTCCAGGATGACGGCGGCGCGGTGATTCAAGGACCGAAGGGAGACAAGGGCGATCGTGGTGAAGTTGGGCCTAAGGGCGATAAGGGTGACACAGGTCAGCCTGGCGCGTCCGTAGAGGGCCCTCCTGGGGTCGTAGGCGCACAAGGACCGAAGGGTGATCCAGGGACACCAGGAAAGGACGGAGCGAGCGTCACGGGGCCTCAGGGACCGCAGGGTGAGGTTGGTCCCGCAGGACCTAAGGGCGATAAGGGTGACACAGGGGATCGTGGAAGTGATGGCGCCCCCGCACCTCAGATCAGTGAGATTGCTTTCGTGGGAACGCCCGCTGATTGTCGTTTCGTGGTCACGTTCACTGACGCGTCACAGGTTTCGACACCCGTACGAGGAGATCTATGTATCTAAATGATCTAGCTGACGTTATTCGTGCTGGTGGCATGAATGTTGTGGAGGTTTCAGGCTGGAAGAGTCGTAACCACGGGTCTTTGGCTAACGTCCAGAGCATCATTTGTCATCACACGGCTGGTTCAGCTACAGGAAATTATCCGTCATTGCCTGTCGTTACTAATGGTAGGACAGATTTGGCGGGACCGTTGGCACAGCTTGGCTTGGCGCGCGACGGCACGGTGTATGTCATTTCAAATGGTGTTGCGTGGCATGCGGGCGCCACAATCAACGATGCTATTTGGGGTAACGCGCATTCTATCGGCATTGAGGCCGAGAACACAGGAACACAGCCATGGCCCGCAGAGCAAGTTGAGGCGTACGCAAAGTTGTGCGCTATCCTGTGCCGTCATTACGGCTTGAGTGTTGATCGTGTAAAGGGTCATAAGGAGATTTGCGCCCCCGCAGGTCGTAAGGTTGACCCTGCTGGTCTCCCTGGAGACATGAATGGTTTGCGCGATAGGATTCGCGCCAAGATGGCAAGTCCCACAACACAGCGTCTATTGGATGGAGATTCTAGCGTGAAGCTACCTGTTGCTATGGATACGAGTACGGCAAGCGTTTCGCTGCCGCCACAGGCTAAGGTGCGTCTTGTATTCTCTGCTAACACTACAATCTTCGGCGGCCTAATCAAGTTTTGGGGTCCAGGTGTAAATCAGTTGCTTGGAACTTATGACTTGAAGAATGGTTGGCGAGGTGAAGTAACACAGGGATATCAGATTGATGCCCCATTGGGAAGCACGAAGGCTGAAGTGAAGTACTCGTGCGCCAGTGAAGTCGATGTTTACATTCAGGCAATTGCCTGATAGAATGAGGTGATTAGATGTTCACTGTAGCATTTTGGAAGGACGCTGCCATTCGTGCTATCCGTACGGGTGCGCAGGTTCTTTTGGTTGCTCTCGGCGCTGATGGTGCTGGGATTGTTGGTCTAGATGTCGGCTCTACCGCAGCACTCGTGGGTGGTAGCATGTTGGCATCGATTTTGAACTCCGTGGTGATCCCACAGGAGGATCAGAAGGCTAAGAAGGATAACTCTGAGGTGATCTGATGGACGTGGGAACAATCCTCGTTGTATTGTTGATCATTCTGGCAGTGTTCGCGGTTGTGGCCGTGGCACGTAGGTTCTAACAACGAAAACCCCTCATGTTTAACGTGAAACATGAGGGGTTTTCTATGTCAAATGCCGTTGCGTTCCTTCCATTCGTGGTAGTCACGCGCCTTCTCGGGATTGTTGGACGCGTCGAGTGCCGCGAACCCCATCCCCAGGAACTTACCCGCTGTCGTCAGGATCTCCTGGTCGATATCAGGCGCTCCATCCAGCGAACCCAACACCAAAAGAACACGATCGGCCAAGCGATCGATGTCATTCTGATAGCTCTCGTGGTTGCTCATCATCCTCCTCTTCATCGTCTTCACTTAGTGCATTACCAAGCGCTTCAAACCCACGTGCCAGCATCCACAGCACGCTGAACACTACCGCCATCACGATGAATGCGGCTGCTGTGTACCCTAACACGACAAAGGGTAGTAGCAACATGCCAATGAACATCAGCAGTGTGATACAGCCGCGCATCGTGATCCTTCCTTTACTTCAGTCCCACAACGGTTCGATCGTGCGGGAATCTTCCGACTCTAAAATCCCTGAGATTAGGGCGTATGGGTCAAATTCATCGTCGTCCACTTACCCCTCCATTGCAGCAATGATCCGTGACGCTTCACGCCCAAGATCATCAACTGTTCCATCGTTCAACACTACACCATCAACAGCGATGCTGTCAATACCGACATCCGAAATGTGATTATTTACAGGTGCAAATCCGGGGCGTTCCACGCGAAACACCTTCCCGCCCCAACTCCTGATCAAGTCAGCTTCGTTCTGAAACCTGACATCCGTCACCACAACGTTGGTACCTTCGGTGATCAATGGCCAAATTTTGCTTTGAGCAGCCATGACCCACGCATCTTTGTTGATGATCTCTCGCACGGCATCGGTGCCGAGTTTCTGCAAATACACCCGGACGTCACCGATCTTCTTGGCTTCGTCCCATCCTACCTGACGGACGATGTCACTGAGAAGTACGAAGTCGTAGCCCTTGCCGACCTTGCTTCCGATCAGGATGTAAGGGTCCAACACCAATGCCATTTCCTTCACGGCGTCGGCGAATCCTACGCGCTCGTAAGCGCCACGGAGACGCAGGGACTTGGCAAACGTGTCCTTCCCTGACCCTGCGTACCCCGTGAGACCTACAAGCTTACCGATGGTCACTTCACCACCAGGTAGAGAATGAACAGGAACACGAACGCCACAATCATGATCCACAGGGGCGACAGAACCATCCACCACGACCACGCGGCGATGGCCCCAGCACCGTTCAGCTTCAGCGTCACGAACAGAGCCAGCATGACGCCAAGGAACGACATACCCTTGCTGCTACCATCCTCCATGTTACTTCTCCTTCCGTACCATGCGCGCCTTGCCCGTGGGCGAGACCACGCGAACCATGTGGGGCTGCGTACTTTGAATCTGTGCTCGAACGCGGTCGCTCGTCACCTTGCGCTTGAGGCGCTTGCGGTGGTTGTCGTTGCTGTTCGAGGGCTTACCCCACAGCTTCCCCACCGTGTACTTGTGCTTCAGCCACCGAACGGGCTGTGTCTCATCCGCCATTGGTGATGATCGTTCCTTCCTTACGGTGCTTGTTGCAGTAGATGCCCGTGCCAATGCCGCCACACTTCATGGCGCCAGGCTTGACCTTGCTGTTGGCGCACTTACGGACCTTACCCTTGGCCGCGTTCACCTTGCCCTCGGCGCGCGCTGCCTCAGACTTCTCCTTGGCAAGCTGACGCTTCGCTTCGGCCATGTCTTCGGCGTCCTGGGCGCGCTTCGATCCCGCAGCGAGGTACTTCTCGCGCGCGCTGCCACTGTACTCCGTGCGAAGAAACTTGGGAACCAGGCTCATTATTTTCGCTCCTCTCGTAGTTCTGCGTATTCGATGCT